TCCGGGAGGAGATCGACGGCGTGGCCGAGTCGGCGCTCCGGGCCGCCCTGGAGCACGCATGGGAGCAGGTCGTGCCGCCCGAGTGGCAGTGCATTGACCCGGGCATCGACAAGGCCAAGCTGCCCGTCTACCGGGACTCCGGCCTGATCAGGAGCTCTGCATGACGCCCGAGGAGACGGCCCGCTTCCTCAACGGCTACGCCCGCCGCCACGCCGCCGGGGCGTTCGCCACGCCCCTTGCTCGAGAGTTGAACGACGGCAACGTCCGCATCTGGAAGAACCCGCTCGGCCGCACTGTCGCCGTGACCAAGCGGCTGACCCGGGACAGCGTCCGCACCGACTGGCTCGGCCAGCCGTACACGCTTCCCCGGGGCGCCACCATCGTGACGCACCTCGGCCGGGAGACGGGCTCCCCCATCCCAGCCGACCTGGACGAGTACCACGCCATCTACGCCTACGCCGACGACCTGGAGCTGACCGCCGGGCTGGGCCGCCTCGGCCGGGAGGTCACAGCCACGAGGATCAGCGCCGCCTCCGAGATGATCCACTGCTGGGGGTGGCCGGGCACCGCCCGCCCGACGCCCCTCCTCGACGGCCTGACCGTGGTGCCGGTCGCCACGCACTCGGGCGACCTCCTCAACGCCTGCCGCCGAGAGCTCGCCCGGGCGACGGGGTGGGCCGATGACTACCCGTTCTACTCAGACGGCTCCTGGTCGGCGCTGTCCCTCCGGGGCTTCGACCCGGACCCGGCCTGGGGGGTGAAGCCCGCCGAGATGGGCCGCAAGTGGAACGACGCCCACCCGGGGGCTCTCCGCCGGACGTGCGTCTGGACCGACCTCGCCGACCGCTGCCGCCCCCTCGTGCAGATCGCCTCGCAGCTGCCGGGCGCCGGGCTGGAACGGGTCCGCCTGATGCGCATGAAGCAGGGGAAGCTCGCCCGCCACACCGACATCACCGACAAGGCCAGCGGCCTCCGGGACGGGCAGATCGCCCGCTTCCACCTGCCCCTGATCACCAGCGAGCTCGTCGCCCTCCACGTCTGGGAGCTGTCCGGGGAGCTCCACAACTGGCACCTCGACGTGGGCGTCTGGTACTACCTCGACGCCCGCAAGCCGCACGCCGTCACCCAGGGCGACCCTGACCTCGACCGCATCCACCTCGTCGCCGACGTCATCTGCGACGAGTCCACCCGCTCCTACCTGGAGGCTTCATGCTCGGCTGCTACCTGATCGGCCAACCTGGCGCCGGCAAGTCCACCCTGTTCCGGGAGGTGACCCAAGGCATTCCGAGCTACGAGAGCTCCCAGCCGTTCGCCCACACCGTGTACCTGCCCGAGCCGTCGGGGGGCCGCCCGATCGGCGCTCAGCTGGGCCGCCACCACGAGACGTTCCCGGGTACCGACCGCCTCAGCATGGCCGTCCAGCCCGACGCCGAGGCGTGGGTGCGCTCCGCCCCCTACCCCGTCATCATCGGCGAGGGCGACCGTCTCGCCACGCTCGGCTTCCTCACAGCACTGACGGAGGCGTGCGACGAGGGCTGCACCATCCTGTGGCTGGACACGCCCCAGTTGACCGCCAGGGCCCGGGCGACCCGCCGGGGCTCAGCCCAGACGGAGGCGTGGGTGAAGGGCCGCCGCTCCAAGGTCAACCGGCTGACCGACCTCCTGCCGGTGGTCCGGCTCGACGGCACCCTCAGCCCGGAGCTTCTCGCCGTGCAGGCCATCGGGGCGTCCCCCGCCTTGCAGGCGCTCCACGCCCTGGTGCCCGGCCTCTGACCAGGCTCGTCCCGGTAGACGCCCCAGGCTAACCCGTGTTAGCCTGGGTAGGCCCCCAACCGGGGGGCGTCACACACAGCCCAAGGAGAGCCCCAACATGCCCGACTACTTCGAATCAGGCTTCGCCGTCCGAGATGTCTCCTGGCACGGCAAAGAGACGCTGCTGCAAGAGCACCCCGAGAACTGGGCGGCAGCCCGCATCCTCGCTGGCCTCGACTGGGAGCCCGAGTACCAGGACCTCTACGTCCCCGAGGTCATCCCCGCCGGGGAGAGCGCCCCCGAGGGCTCCATCCATATCAAGGCGATGGGCAACGACAGCGCCGACCTGTGGCACGTCCCGGTCAACGGCCACCAGGCCATCATCCGCAGCGACAACCGGAAGGTGCTCGCCACCCCCAAGGACTCGTTCCGGCTGATCAGCAACACCGAGATGGGCGACCTCCTGGAGGCGTACAGCGAGGCGTGGCGCAAGGCCGGAGCCAAGGTGCTGTTCGACACCGCCGGGTCCGTCTACGAGGGCCGGTGGGTGTACGCCACGCTCCTGCTGGACGAGCCCTACACCATCCCCGGCGACCCCAGCCCCATCCTCCCGTACGCAGCGTTCCTCAACGCCCACGACGGCACGGCCGCCTGCAAGGTCGTCAACACTCAGGTCCGGGTCGTCTGCGCCAACACGTGGAAGATGGCCGACGTGGAGGGCGAGCGCTCTGGCCGCCAGATCGTCATCCGCCACACGTCCGGTGCGACGGAGCGCCTGGAGGAGGCCAAGGCCGCCCTCGCCAGCGTCCGTGACGAGGTGGCGAACTACCAGATGCTCGCCACCGAGCTTGCCTCGATCAACGTCTCAGACGCCCTCGTCAAGACGTTCCTCAGCGAGTTCATCCCGGTGCCGGAGAACAGCTCCGAGCGCACCCGGACGGCCCGCCTGGAGCGCCAAGGCATGTTCATGGCGCTGTACGCCTCGTCGCCCACGACCGACGGCATCCGGGGCACCGCCTACGGCCTCGTGCAGACGGCCGGGGAGTACCTGGACCACCTGCGCCCCGTCCGGAACAGCGACACCTACCTGGCCCGCACCCTGTTCAACAGCGAGCCCATCAAGGGCAACGCCGTCCGCCTCGTCCGAGAGCTCGTGAAGGAGGGCGTGTGATGGCCGCCCCGTCCCTGCCCCGAGTGTCCGTCACCCCTCCCCCCCTTGCGGGGGGAGAGGTGCGCTCGGGCTCCCTTTCGCTCAACGCCGTGGCGGCCTGGAACACGGGCGTCTACGCCGGGGAGCTCCTGCGCTTCGGCTTCGACGTGGAGCTCCGGGACTACCACGCCCGGGGCCTCACCCAAGGCCTCCTGTGGGTCGGGCGTCCCGGCCTGGAGCCCGGCATGGTCCGGGTGGAGCTCGACCCGGAGAGCAACAGCCTCCGGGGCGTCTGGGACCGCTGCGTGGTGGTCCTGTACGGCAGCCAGCTGAACGCCCTTTCGGGCATGGTGCGCCGGAACCTTCGCCGCCTCAGGGAGCACGGCTCCGGCCGCCCCCCCGAGACGGTGGCGACCCAGGAGGCTTTCCTGGTGCGTCTGCTTGAAGCGCTGGCGGAAGCCGGGGCCAACAACCGATACGACGCAAGCGCCCGCCCCGAGCGAGCTCTGACCGTCGTGCCTGACTACGAGGAGAACTGATGCACAGACTCATCCGCACGGCCGCCGCTGCGGCCCTCGGCCTCTCCGCCCTGTGGCTGACAACCACAGTCCCGGCTGGGGCCACCAACCCGCCTCCCGTGTGCGAGAACAACGGGCGTGAGTTCACCTACAACCCGTCGACCACCCAGTGCACGCCCCCGACCACGGGGGCTACGACGACAGGGGCGACCACCACGGCCGCCACGACCACGACAGCCACCACCCTCCCGCCGACCACCACCGTGCCGCCGACCACCACCACCGTGTTCAACTGCGGCCTGTGTGCAGGCCAGTTCGGCACGACCACCACGACCGCCCAGGCCACGACGACCGTTGCCCCTCCGGTGACGACAGCGCCCCCTACGACGCAACCTGCGCCGCCGCCGCCCGACACAACGCCTGAGCACGTGACCGTCCCCGACGCCCCCGCCACCACAGCTCCGCCGGAGCTTCCCGTGACCGGCAGCCTGTCGGGCCCGATGGTCGCATGGGCTCTCGCCGCCGGTGCCGTCGGCCTCGCCCTCGTGGCGTTCGCCAAGGCTGTCCGCCGGGCATGAACGGAGGCCTGACCGCCCTGACGCTCCCGCTGTGGGGCGTCTGGGCGGTCGCCTTCGCAGCGATGTTCCTCGCCCTCCTACTCGAGGAGCGAGTCCACGAGTGGCGGAGACGCCGGAGGCACCGATGACCACGACCAAGCCCTACGGCTGCATGAGTTTCCTGTTCGACCTGCTGATGGTCATGCTCACGGGTGGGCTCTGGCTCATCTGGATATTCGTGCGGGAGATGCGCAAGCGATGACCCGCCGGGCGAGAGAGCTCCTGCTGCTCGCCCTCGTCGGCGCCCTCTACCTCTGGGTGGGGGGCGCTTTGGCGTGGGGCGCCCTGACGGCCCCGGAGGAGCCCCCTCGGACCCGCAGGTGGGCCGGGGTGGAGTACAGCCCCGAGGCCTGCTACGTGAACGACGCCGGGGCTCTCCTGTGCGTCTCGGGGCTCGCATGACCCTCCTGGCCGGAGCTCACCTCCACGTCGCCACGGACGCCTTCGGCACCCTCCGCCTGACGGCTACCCGCCGGGGCGTCTGGACCACTATCGCCATCCCCAACATGCCCTACCGGGCCGACGCCCAGGGCGTCCTCGACGTCACTCTGGCGATGCTCGACGCCCGCCTCGCCGAGGAGGAACAGGCAGGCTCCGGGGCGTAGACCACCGGGGCTAACCCGTGTTAGTCTGGGGCTATGACAACCACCCAGCCCAAGAGGCACCCGCTGGTCGGCTGCAAGATCACCGACAACGGCATCGTTGGCGGCCTGACCGGCCGCATCGTCCACGTCTTCCCCGACGCCATCTCCGTCAGCTGGAACGGCAGCGAGCAGGCGTCCCAGATCAGCCTCGCCCGCATCAAGGCCGGGCAGTTCAGCGTGGAGGTGGCAGCATGACCGACGAGATGCGCACCCCCGGCTTCGCCCGAGGCCCGATCAACTACGCCCTCCAGACCTGCCCCGAGGGGTACTGCCCCGAGTGCAGCGAGCCCGACGACGAGTGCGAGTGCGTCCGGCTCCCCAAGCCCCCGGCCCGCACCCCCGTCCAGGCTGAGGCCCTCCTCGCCCGCCAGATCAACACCGAACGCAAGGTCGCCGAGTCGATGGCGTACTGGGCCGCCCGCCGGTAGACGCCCCAGCAGAGCTCCCCCGGGTTCCGCCCCCGGGGGCGTAGGGGCCCCTCGACCATCCGCCCGGTCGGGGGGCCCCGCCTGTTTGGGCAGGCTCCCCCACGTAGACGCCCCCGGCTAACCCGTGTTAGTCTGGAGTCATCACCAACAGCCCACAGGAGGCCGTCATGCCCAACCCCCGTCTCGCTCTCGACCACGGAGACGTCGCCGTCTACCGCAACGAGCGTGGCACCGTCGTCATCGACGTGGATGCCCCGTTCCGGGCGCTCGCCCGTCTGCCCGAGCCCGCCACCACCGGCTGGCAGGGCGGCTACAACGCCGACGCCCAGCTCATGCTGCACCCGGCCCAGGCCGTCGCCCTGTTGAAGGCGCTCATGGAGAGCCAGGAGCTCCGCATCGCAGCCGGGTTCGGCGAGGCCGACGAGGTCGCCCACGTCGCCACCAACGGTCTCGCCCGATGACCGGCATCCCCTACGCCCGGGCCTCCGTGCTGCCTGTCCGCTACGGCCAGACCGACGGGTCAGAGCTCGTCATCAACGCCTACTTCGTGCACTGCCCGATCTGCGGCGAGCAGTTCATGGGCGACGACCCGTCCATCGCCGGGCCCAAGGACACCGACCTGACCGGCGAGGAGCGTCTCCGCCCCCGCACCCCCGAGGACCAGATCACCAAGTCAGCCGCCCGCAAGTACGGCCGCCACTGGGAGAAGGTCCACGCCGAACCCCAACCCCAACTGGAGCTCTCATGACCAGCCTCAAAGCACCCCCTCCCCCGTCCACCCCACAGCCCGCCCACACGGGCGCCTGCCAGGCCCTCGGAAGCTCCGAGGGCTGCCCCGGCTGCGCCTGGGAGGCCCACGAGGCCCAAGCCCTGGCGGAGTACCTGGACGCCAACTACGAGGACGCCTGAGATGGGCCGGTACGAGCGGATGGAGGCCGCCTCGATCACCTACCGTCCCCGGGCCCGTGTCTGGTGGATTCAGGTCACCGACCCGTCGGGCGAGGCTGTCCCCGACAGCGTCCTCGCCGCCGCCAGCAGCGCCGACCTCGCCAAGACCATCGGCCGGGAGATGGCCGAAGCCCTCGGCTGGGTCGAGCTCGGCCGGTGGCGGTCCAACGGCGCCGACTGGGAGCTCATGGGCGGCTGGTACGAGAAGGCCTACAACGAGGAGACGGAGACGTGGGAATGAGCAACGACTGGACGGAGAGCCAACTGGCCCGAGCGTGGGCGCCCAAAGACCCAGAGCTCCCGGGCCCGGCTCCCGAGGCCGGGCCCGCCAAGGGCCACCGCACCCGCAAGCCCACGGTGCGCCGCACCAAGGAGCACCCCTACGTCGATGGCTGGTGCGACCAGTGCGACTGGCGCTCCGCCTACATCACCCCGGCCGCCTGCGGCCTCGACTGCAAGGAGCACGCCGAGGCGAACCCGGGCCACACCGCCCGCTGGCGCAGGGTCGAGCACGTCTCCTACGAGGCGTCATGACCGACTACAGCCTGATCCCGACGGGGGGCGCCGGAGGCGTCCGTGACGCCGCCGTGGAGGTCGTCGCCGCCGCCCTCGTCATCGACTACGACGAGGTGCTGGGCGGCCTGATGTGCTACCAGGGCGACAGGTGCGCCACCGCTGACGAGCAGCAGGAGGTCAACCTCGTCATCGAGCAGGTCGAACGCCTCCGGGGAGCCGTCGCCGCCCTCGTGCTCGCCCGAGAGCCGGGCCCCGACCCGCTCTGCGACGTGCCCCACCTCGACCTCGGCCTTCGCTGCACCCTCCCCCCCGGCCACGACGGCCGCCACCAGGCCCGAGACATTGGCGTCCGGGGCCGCCTGGTCCACTGGACGGCCCCCGAGTTCGACCGCAAGAGCTCGTGATGCCCGCTTACCGGGTCGCCCTCGACCTCCGCTGCCAACAGGAGCGCTGCCCCCGCACCGCCACCCAGGAGGTCCGCAACACCGTCAACGCCTTCATCGGCCGCTACTGCATGGCCCACGCCGAGCAGATGGTGACCCGCCTCAACGACGGCTGCCGCCCCGAGCCGACCAGCCCGCCCGCCTGGGCCCAACGCCAGAGGGAGCTGTGATGGCGTCCTGGCCACCCGAGTACCCGCCTCTCGAGCATTGGCCGCAGCGTCTCCGCTTCTGCCCGTGCGGGCTCGCCATGTTCGTCGTGGCGCCCGCCGACGGGGGCCCTGACGAGTGGATCTACGCCTGCGACGACTGCGACCCGCACCTGTTCCCCCCACGCCCCGAGGAGACACCGTGACCGCCCGCAACGCCTTCCTGGCCGGAGCTCTGCTCGGCCTGACCCCCTGGCTCGTCCACCGCCTCGACCGCTACCTCCGGGAGCCGTGGAACGACTCCGGGCCCATCGAGGAGTGGTGGCGGACCCAGACTTGGAAGCAGCGCCGCTGGGTCACCGACCTCCCCGAGAAGGCCGGAGGCTGGATCGTGGCCCGCCCCCCAGCGCACCCCATCCTCGCCACCCGCCGCTTCCGGGTCGAGTACGAGTGCCACTGCATCCACGGGCCCGAGTTCGGCTGGGCCCCGTACAAGGTCGGCGAGTCATGGCACTGGACGTTGAAGGGCGCCGAGTTCAAGCGCCGCCACCGCCCGCCCAGGCGCACGTACATGCGGGCCGTCGGGCTCGGCTCCGGGCTGATGGTCACCAAGATCGACCGCCGCACAGCGTCGGGCTGGCTGCCCCAGGGAGAGCCCCGTGACTGACTGTTCGGCCCGCCTGCCCCGTGCAGCGTTGTTCGGGGGCCTCATCGACTGCACGTGCCGCCTCCCCTCGGCCACCCGGTCCTCTGCCCGGGGGCTCTCCTGCGTCTCCACCCCCCAGGCGTACACTCCCCCGCATGGCACGCCCCCGCAACAGCTCCCTCCCCGACGAGGGCGGGCAGCCCTCCCGCATCAGCGAAGTCGTCCGCTACCGGGAAGCCACCGACGCCGACGGCGTGACCAACATGGTCCCCTTCACCCTCGGCGAACAGATAGTCGAACGGGTCCGCACCGGCCTCGACCTCACCGACGCCGCCGCCTCCGCCAACATCACCAAGCAGACCATCTGGAACTGGCGCCGAAGGGGAGCCCTCAACCGGGCCCTCCTCGCCCAAGGCAAACCCCTCGCCACCGACGACGGAGACGCCTACGTCAAGTTCGTTGATGCACTGGAAAGAGCCGAAGCCGAGGCAGAGCTCGTCCGCCTCGCCATCATCCAGAGGGCCGCCGAAGGGGGCTTCAAGACAACCCGGGAGACGATCAAGTACGACGCCGCCGGGGACGTCCTGGAGCGCACCGTCGTGACGGAGGTCAGCCTGCCGCAGTGGACGGCAGCCGCCTGGTATCTGGAGCGCCGCCACGCCCGCAAGTACGGCCGCAAGAGCCAGCTCGCCGCCGAGGCGCTGTCGGGCCTCCTCCACGCCCACGACGACGGAGACGACGAGGCGCTGCGCACGGAGGCGCTGATCGCCATGGCCCAGGAGTTCGGCACGTAGGCTCCCCGCTCATGGCAGCCCGGGCGCCCAACCGAGACGCCCAGGCCGCCGAGCTGTTGGCGGTCATCCACGGCATGAAGCCCGCCCGCCGGGCCCTGTTCCTCAGCGCCCTCCCCGTGGAGGACAAGGCGCTGGTGGAGCGGGCCTACGCCCTCCACCAGCAGACAGGCTGGCGGGCCCACCCGGCCGCCATGTGGGCTCACCTCGACGGCCGGGAGCTCTGGCCGTACGTGGTGCTCCTGTCCGAGACGTTCGCCCGGGCGCTCATGGGCCTCGGCCCCACCAAGGTGATCGAGAACCTGCCCAGCCAGATGGGTAAGACGACGGGCCTGATGGACGACGCCCTCTGGGCGCTCGACTTCGACCCTCGCCTCCGGGTCATGTACGTCACCTACGACGTCAACAAGGCGGAGGAGCTCGGGGGCGACTGCCGTGACCTCGCCGAGGTCCACAGCGCCGACCTCCGCTTCCGCCTCCGCAAGGACCGGAGCGCCAAGGGCCAGTGGAAAACGGACCAGGGCGGAGGCATGTACTGCACCGGCATCAACGGTGCGATCACCGGCTACCCGGCCGACGTGCTCCTGTTGGACGACCTGTTCAAGGGCTGGGAGACGGCCCACAGCGAGACGCAACGTGAGCACGCCTGGGCCATCTACCGCTCGCAGTGCCGCCTCCGCATCCAGGGGCCACACTGCCCGGTCATCAACGCCGGTACCCGCTGGCACCGGGACGACATCACAGGGAAGCTCCTCGACGCCGCTCTCGCCGACCCGGCCGCCGACCAGTGGCACCACATCCGTCTCCCCGCCATCGCAGAGGCCCCCGACCCGCTGAACGTGGACCCGTCGTTGCGCACCCCCGACCCGCTCGGCCGGGCCCCCGGAGAGCTCCTGGAGGCCCGACGCTTCCCCGAGGAGGAGGTCAAGGCCCGCCAGGTGGTGCTCGGCTCGTACCTGTGGGCTGCGATGGAGCAGCAGCGGCCCGCCCCCGAAGAGGGCAACATCGTCAAGCGGGCCTGGTTCCGACTGGAGGCACAGCTCCCCCCGCACGCAGACGAGTGGATCAGCAGCTGGGACTTGAAGCTGAAGGACAAGGAGGAGGGCGACTTCGTGGTCGGGCAAGTGTGGGCCCGCACGGGGGGCGACATGTGGCTGTGCGACCAGCTGCGAGGCAAGTGGGGCCAGGAAAAGACGATCCTCGCCATCGCCCTCCTCCAGGTCCGCTGGCCGCAGGTGAACGCCCACCACGTGGAGTGGGCTGGCAACGCCCCCGAGGTCATGAAGGCCCTCCGCCAGGCCGCCCCCGCCTACGTGGTGTCCGACGACGACGCCGACGAGCTCGGCATGACCCAGACGGAGCGAGCTCTCGTGCAGGAGCTCCGCCGGCACGGCCTCCCCGGCCTGTTGGGGAACCCGGTCAAGGGCGACAAGGCGGTGCGCCTCCGAGCGCAGGTGCCGTACATCGAAGCGGGCAACGTCCACGTGCTCGAGACGGCCTCGTGGCTGCCCGGGTACCTGGACGAGATGGCCGCCTTCCCGAACGGGTCGCACGCCGATCAGGTGGATGCGACGAGCCAGGCGCTGCTGAAGCTCGCCAAGGGCCCGGCCACTGCGGGCCCGCCTCCGGCAGGGCCGTTGCCCAACCGGCCGCACACGGGCCCTGGGTTGGCCGCTGCGCCCTCGTTGCGTGGGGGTGGGGCGTTGGGCAGCCCGGCCCGTAGCGGCCCCAGGAGGGTCAGGTAGCCACGCTGATGACGGCCCACAGGAGGGCCGAGAGGATCAGCCACCCTCCGGCCACGATGGCGATGACGATCGCCCACGCCCGGAAGTGGTTCCGCCAGGGGATGGGCGGCCCCGTGTCGGCCACCCTCCGGCCGCCGACCTCGTAGATGCCCGGGTTGCGAGGCGCCCCGGCCCTTGGCTGAGGCTCGACCTTGGGCTCACCCCAGCCCATCAGCGACAGCTCCGGCACCCGGTCCGGTCCTGCACCGCCGTGTAGGCGCCCTCCGCCGTGGTGATGCGCCACGTCCTGTTCCCCACCTTCGAGACGGACAGGACGCCCTCGACCTCCTCGTTGACGGTGCCGTCTGCGGACCGGAGCGCCAGCTTGCCTCCACGAGTGAGGAGCTGGACCTTGCCCCAGGACCGTTGCGGCCCGCCGTTCAACGGGTCGAACGTGACGGATGATGCCCTGAAAGCAGCGGTGGCGGCCATGGCCAGCCACGCTACCCCGGGGAGCTCTCCCGGGCCGGGTTGGTCAGGCCGGGTCGCCGACCCGCCGGATCGTGATGAAGCACAGCATCGTGTGCGGCGTGCGATTCTCCATGAACAGGGTGCCGTCGCCGTTGACCGTCTGGTGCTTCCCGTCGCCGACGCAGTTGATCGCCGTCTCCGTCCGCCCGACCTTGGCGTCGATGGAGATGCCGACCGACACCTTGGGTGTGGGCGCCTGGCGTGGAGCGGCAGCCACGACGTTCACCCAGAGGCCGACCGGCCAGACTGCGATGCAGGCGACGAGCAGGACACGGCGCATCAGGCGAGGGCGAGCTCGTGCTGCCCGGCCCGGTCCCAGCACCAGCCGAGGTCGATGACCCAACCGGCGCCCTCGCTCAGGTGCGGAGTGTCGCCGAGCTCTCGCCGGGCGCCAGCCGGGTCGGGCGTGACCACCAGCACCCCAGCCCACGGGCCCGGAAGCTCCATCGCCCACTCCGCCATCGAGGCGAGCGTGGAGTAGTCCGCCCCGAGCCGGAACAGGCAGCCCCACAGCGCCGTGACGGCCACGTGCCGAGGGTGCCACTCTCGGGAGACACCAGAGCCGGGGCGTGCGGGGACGTCCGGGTAGAGGCCCATGCGGTGCCAGTAGTCCAGCTGCCGGTAGGTGACGCCCGCCTGGCGGCAGACGTCTGCTGATGTCAACACGGGCTCACCTCCTCGTCCACGGCGCACACCTTCGAGCGTATCCACAGCCTGGGGACTGCGCTGGTGATACCCCGACGAACGTTCGGTAAACGGGCAGGCTCCGCCGGGTAGACGCCGGGGGCTAACCCGGGTTAGTCTGGAGGGACCACAGAGCCCCAGGAGGCCGCAATGACGATCGCCGAGTACCCCGAGAACAGCCTGCAGACGCTGATCGACCTGTACGCCGAGGTCTACGGCCTCACCGACCCGTGCCACATCATGGACTCCCTCCACGCCGCCGGGATGCTCAACGAGGCCGGGCTGTTCGAGGACACGGTCCGGGTCGCCACCGGCAAGGGTCGCCCGGTCGCCCTCCCGCTCGACGGGCGTGAGGTGCCCCGCCGGGAGCGCCAGGTCAAGTCCACCGTCGCCCACAGCGGCAAGGTCCACGAGGGCCCGGCCCGCCGTCAGGGCTCCCAGTGGGGCACCAAGGCCGCCACCCCGGCCCCCAAGCCCGAGACGCCCACGGTCACCACGGTCACCTACCGCAAGCACCAGGACGTCTGGGCGCTCCAGGTGACGGGCCCCGTCCCCGCCGAGGGCACCGAGGTCACGGTCGCCAAGCGTGACGGCACCACCAAGGTCGAGACGGCCGGAGCTGTCCTCGCCCGCTTCGCCGAGGCCACCATCGTCGCCATCGCCAAGACGGCTCGCAGCACCGGCACCCCGGCCGCCCCGACCGTCCCCGCAGGCCACTACGCCACCCCTTCCCGGACCGGCAACAACGACCTGGACTTCTGGGCCGTAGACGTCCCGACCGACGGCAAGTGGGCCGGGTACACCTTCGTCAGCCGGGTCATCGGCGGGCACGAGGACACCAGGGTCCGGGGGGCCGAAGCCCGCCAGGCCCTCGACGCCATCGCCGCCTTCGGCCCCCAGGACGCAGCGAAGGCCTACGGACGGGCCATCGGCCGCTGTGGCCGCTGCAACCGGCACCTCACCGACGAGACGAGCCGCACCCTCGGGCTCGGCCCCGAGTGCGCCCAGAAGGGCTGGTGATGTTGGCCCGCCCCCAGACGCACCCCAACCCCCAACGCAACCCCAACGACGGCCCCGGGCGAGAGCTCGGGGCCAAAGGAGACTCCCCATGACCCACGCACGCTGCCTCGTCGTCACGGACGACGGGGACTACGACAGGGCGCTCGCCCCGTTCGACTTTGAAGGCCCGGGGGCCGAGGCCCACTGGGACTGGTACGTGCTCGGGGGCCGCTACACCGAGCGTGCCCTGGTCACGGCCGACGGCACGATGGTCCTGCAATGCCGCCGGGCCGAGTTGAACGTGGAGGCGACCGGCCCCTGCTTCGCTGTCCTCACGAGCTCTGGCGAGTGGCACGAGAACCCCGACGCCTGGGGTGAGGGCCTGCCCGAGGGCAAGACGTGGCCCGAGACGTTCGCCAAGCTCGTGCTCGCCGAGAGCCCCGACGCCATCCTGTCGCTCGTGGACTTCCACTCATGAGCCTGACCCCAACCAAGACTTACACCGACCCGGAGGGCCGCCGCTACCGGGTGGGCGACCGCATCCGTCTCGTGTGCTGCACCGACCCGTACACCCACCTGGAGCCGGGAGCTCTCGGGACCGTCACGGGCGGCCACGTCTCCGCCGTGTTCCCGATGGCGCTCTACGTCCAGTGGGACTCCGGCAGCACGCTGTCGCTGTGCCCCGACGCCGGGGACCGCTGGGAGCCCGAGGCGAGGGTGGTAGACACCGCCGCCACCCCGCCGGTAACCTCCCCGGCCGGAGCCCAGACCTTGCCCCAGTCCACGCTCAGCGCCCCCAGCGCCGACGACGTCGCCCGAGCCTCACGGCTCTGGGATGACGCCCAAGTTCAGGCCCTCGCCCGCCGTGGCGTGGAGGCCGAGCTTGTGGACGGCCGCATCTGTCTGACCCGCCGGGCTGTAGAGCATCTGATGCTCACCCTCCCGGTCCTGCCAGTCGAGTCCGCCGTGGGCGCACGGCAACCGAGCGGCTGAGGTGGCGCCAGGGCGTCTCCGCCCTCTCTCTGATGCTGTGCGCCGGGCTGGCTGCCTGTCAGCCTGGCCCGGCCGTTCTCCGGGAGCTTCCCGGGCACGACGCCGACGGCCCTGACCTCGGGACGGCAGAGGCCATCCTGGCCGCCGTCGCCGAGGCCCAGGCCGCCCCTGTCCTCCGGGAGGAGAGCTCCCAGCCAGAGGCGCAACCTCCGCCGCCTACTGCCACTCCGGCAATCGAGGGGCCCGCTCCGCTTGACCTCCGCTGGATGGCTGACCTCACCCCCCACCAGCTGATCAAGGTCGCCTTCGCCGAGCTCGGCGCCGCCAACGTGGAGAAGGCCCTGTACGTCGCATGCCGTGAGGGCGGCCTCGACAAGGGGCGCAGCATGGTGAACGGCAAGCGGGTGGACCCGTGCGATCCCCGCTACCGGCTGGTGGACAGCCAACCCCCCCGGGGCCCGGCCTGCTCGGCCGACAACCCCACCAGCACCGCCTCAGGCCTGTTCCAGTACCTTCGGGGCTGGGCCGGATGGGGAGGGTACTCGTGGGCCGACATCGTGGGACCGGACTGTCTGACGGACGTGCTGATGACAGTGGCCGTGGTCAGGGGCCCGAGCGGCTGGGGCCCCTGGGAGTAGACGGGTGGCGGCAGGGCTACGCCACCTTCGACCTCGGCCGCCGAGCTCGGGCCGGGGCCGCCAGTCGCAAGATCGACCGTCTCGGCACCCGGGTGGACGGCCTCCTCGACCTGCTGCTGGCGTTGACCATCGGCGCCTGCGTCGGGGAGCTGTTGGCCGTCGCCCTGTTCGTCGCACTGGCGCTGTGGGGATGACACCGGAGGGAGAGCTCGCCACGGACGCCCTGGCCATCGCCCGGCTGACCCGCCTCGTCACCCACGACGTCATCTCCCAGGGCCCACGCCAGGCCGTCATCCGCTGGGCCTACGCCCGAGACGGACGTGCCGGCGACTTGGCCGAGCTCGAGGAGTGGGGCGGCCCGGAGGAGGCTGTGGAGACGGACCGGAACCCGCCCAAGCTCGCTCGGCTGATCACGTGCCCGTGGTGTGCGGGCATGTGGGTCGCCCTCGGGGTGGTGGCGGCGAGACGAGTCGCACCTGGGCTGTGGCGTCCGCTGGCACGAGCTCTCGCCGCTTCGCAGGTCGCCGGGCTGGTGGCGAACCTGTGAGCGGCCCCGAGACGCCCGAGGTGGGCTCGGGGTGGGGGGCGCTCAACCAGGCCGCCCTTGACCGCATGGCCGCCGTCCGAGGGTGGCTGGACGAGTGCCTGTTCGGGGCTCGCACCCCGACGCCGGGGGAGCTGTCCCGCTGTGCAGGGCAGCTGCTCTACGCCGCCGGGGCTCTGCTGGACGCCTCCGCACTAGGCTCGCCTCCGGGGCCCGACGAGGCCCCAGACGCCAACCCAACGGAGGATGATCATGAGTGATACCGACCCGTTCTGCACGGGGCAGTACAGCTACTACGCCAACGCCAAGCTGCAGCCGGGCGCCGACATCGCCGGGCTGTTCCCGGCCGCCGCCGACGGCACGCCGTGGCCGGGCCGGGACACGGGCGAGACGCAGTGGGGCACCCTGTACCGCAACGCCGTGGAGGGCTTGTGGCTGCCGGTCTACATCCCCGAGGGATGCGACGGGTACGTGGCGGCAGTCGATCCGGTCACGGGCGACAAGCTCCCGAGCGTGGTGCTGTACGCCAACACGAACCACAGCGCCGTCGCCAACCGGCTCTCCCCGCACGGGGAGGCGCACAGCTCCCCCGAGGTCGATGCGGCACGCTTCGAGGAGGCGTGTGCGATCGGCCTGGAGTCGTGCACCTACACCTCCGGCTCGCCGTACGTGAAGGAGCTCGGGTGAGCACCTACCCGCACGTCTCGCTTGGCGACGCCTACGACGAGCGCCAGGACGCCCGCCAGCAGGCCCCCGAGTACCGGGAGCACCGGGGCGTCTCCCCCGAGGCCCAGGAGCCATCGGTGCACCAACAGCTCCGCCGCCTCGGCGACCTCGTGGACGAGGCCGAGAAGGGCATGGTGGGCCTCCTCGACGCCCGGGCCGGGCTGGAGAGTCGCATCGGCCCCGTCCTCAGCCAGGTCGAGCCGATCAACGGCACCGGCATGATCGGCACCCGGGTCGCCACCGTGGGGCCCCGATGCGGCCTCGCCGCCGAGATAGACCGGCAGTGCCTCAGGCTGGAGAGTCTGATCCAGGGCATGGACGTGGAGCAGCTACAGCTCCGGGGGCTCGCCCAGCGGGTAGAGGTCTGACAGTGGCTACGGTGGGGGCTCGTGGCCGGGCCCTCACCGTTGCTCGTCCGACACGACGTGCCTGGGGCCCCGGGTCAACCCCTGGGCCGCCTCCACTCCACCCGAGCTCTCGACGCCTCATGCTGGTGCAGCCCGTGCTGGGAGGGCATCTGGGTCGTGCACCACGAGACGTGCCCGGGCTGTCGTGGCTACGGCCTCCACGAGGAGCGTGGCCTTGTGTTCGACAAGCCGTGCCGGGAGTGCCGGGGGGTAGGGTTCTTCCCATGCGCCTCGCCCAAGGGTTCGCCTTCCTCGCCGCCGTCGTCGGTTACCTCGTGCTGTACCGGGCCCGAGCCCGAACGGGCAGGTAGCGGGGCGTAGACGCCCGGGGCTAACCCGTGTTAGCCTGAGGTCATGACACCTCAGCCCACAGCGGCCCCCGCCTGGTACGCCGCCGAGTTCCGCACGTTCGCCGTCCGCATCGGCCGCAACCACCGCCACTACCTGTCGGTCAAGCAACTGGTCGAGAACCTGGGCGGCCACCGCTCGCCCGGCTCTGGCGGCTACTTCACGGTCACCTGCCACCCCGGCCACGTTGGCACCTTCGAGGCTTGCGGCGCCCGGGTCACCGAGGCCGCCCGATGACTACGCACCTGCTCCCGCACGACGAGGCCCGAGAGGCCCGCATCGCCGCCCGTGTCGCCGCCCGAGCCGACCGGCCCACCCCCACCGGCCCCCGCACAGCTCCGTCCTGGCGGGCCATGCTGACCCTGGTCCGCACGCACGCCGGGCTCAACCCCCTCAACGCCTTCGCCCTCAGCGACAAGGCGTTCGCCGAGGCGCTGTGGACCGCTGGCGTCGGCCCCGAGCAGTGGAACACCATCGGCTACCTCGACCAGCAGGCCGCCATCGACGCCGAGTGCGAGACGGTCGCAGACGCCCTGATCGCAGCCGGGTACCGCATCACGCAGGGCCCCCGGGGCGGGCTCCGCTTCGAGCGCCGTGGCTGACGGGCTGCCCGGCCGCCCACGAGCTCTCCCCAACCCGCTCCCCCCGTCTCGCAACGACTGGTGGAAGGCCGGGGCCTGTGCGAACCACCGGCACCCGGAGTGGTTTACGGGCCCGTGCCACAACCCGGGCGGCCAGGGAGGCCGGGGCCCCCTCACCCGCAACGCCAACATGGCCCTCGTGGTTTGCGCCGCCTGCACGCAGCGCCGCCCGTGCCTCGCCGAGGCGCTGGAGTTCACCGAGCAGGTGGGCGTCTGGGGCGGCCTGACCGACCAGGAGCGCCGCCTGTACGAGCACGAGCGGGCCGTCATCCTCCGGGAGCGCTTCGGCTCTGCGTAAGATGCCGCCCGGTGGCACGGACCCGGGGGAAGCAGCAGCGTGACTTCGGCATCGTCGCCGCCGCTCAACGCATCAACCTCGCCGACAGGGCCGCCGCCCATAGGGCCGCCGCCGTCGCCCAACCCTGGCAGGCGGAGGCGTGGGAGGCGTATAACGAGGTCCCCGAGATCGGCGAGAGCCTGACCTACCGGGGCGACCTGATGGCGCAGCTGATCCTGTTCCCCGCTGTGGCCGACCCGGAGAACCCGGATGGCGACCCCATCCCCCTCGCCGACGAGAAGGTGGCCTGCCCCCCCGCCGTGCTCGAAGCGGCCACGGCAGAGCTCGCCCGTCTCCGCACGTGGGCTGGCGGCCAGGCCGAGATTCTGCGCCTCTACGAGATCAACATGCAGGTCGCCGGGGAGCTGTACCTGGTCGGCTACGCCCCCGACGGAGACGAGCCCGAGGAGTACTGGGCGGTCGCCTCGACGCAGGAGGTGAAGGAGCAGGACGGGGAGTACACGGTCCTGGCGAAGCCGGGCGACACCGAGGGCCGCAAGCTGACCGCCAACGACTACATCGAACGGTACTGGACCCGTCACCCGCAGTGGGCCGCTCTCCCCGACAGCCCGCTCCGCCGCCTCCGCACCGACACTCGGGCCGCCATCACCCTCAACGAGCAGGTGATCACCGAGGCGCTGTCGACGCTGCCAGCGGGCATGCTCCTCATCCCCAACGAGATTCAGTTCGAGTGGCCCGCCGGGTACACGCCGTCCGACAAGGACGCCGAGCGGAACCCGTTCGACGTCATGCTCGAGATGGCGATTCAGGACGGCATGGTGCCGGGGAGCTTCGCCAGCCAGTACCCGCTGACCGTCCACGGCGCCGCCGAGTTCTTGAAGGAGATCAGACGGGTCAGCCTCGCCCGTGAGGCCGACACCACCACGGAGGCCCGTCTCGCCGCCCGAGTGGACCGCATCGCCCGGGGCCTGCCGCTGCCTGTGGAGAAGGTCATGGGCCACCAGCAGACCACGTTCGCCAACGCCAAGCAGGTCGATCAGGACACCTTCGACGACTACCTGCGCCCGTCGGCCGTGTCGATGGTGACGGCCATCACCTACTGCTTCTACCAGCCGCACCTGATCGAGAACCCGGCCATCCCGGAGGACTGGCAGAAGCGCATCGTGGCGTGGTTCAACCCGTCTGCCCTGATCGCCGACCCGGACCCGGAGGAGAGCGCCGACTTCGGCGTGACCGAGGGCCTCGTGAAGGCGGCCAGCTGGCGAGCGAAGCGTGGCTGGACGGAGGAGGACGCCCCCGACGCCGAGGAGCTTCTGTTGCGGATGGCGTACCGCCGGGGTGCCATCGACCCGGGCCTGACCGCACAGCTCCTCCGTGACCTGGCCGCCGAGGTGGGCGTGGAGCTGAGCGTGGCCGAGACGCAGACGATCGCCGAGCAGAGCCCGCAGCAGGCCGCCGCTCTCCTGTTGAAGTGGCACCAGGCGAAGGCCCGTGGCGAGCCGCCCCCACATCTGACGCCCCGGCAGCCGCTGGCGCTGACGGCCGGGGCCACGACAGCGCCAAGGGTGATCGACGGAGGGCGAGAGCTCCTGGCGATTGACCAAGAGCTCCGGGTGCGGTGGCGGGCCGCCATGGACGCCGCCTTGGACCGGGAGCTGGAGCGGACAGCGAACAAGCTCCGCAACACCGCCCGCAAGCTCGGGGTGCTCAGCGCTCTGCAGGCTCGCCCCGAGGACGTCGCTCCTCTGCTCGGGCGAGCGGTGGTGGCCGCCGCCGGAGTGGAGTACGACTGGAGCCGTCTCCGACTCTCGTTCATGGGGCTTGGCCGCCGGGCCCAGGATCAGGCCGTGGATGCCGCTGGGCGCATCGCTGGGGGCTTCTCGACGGCCCAGCGGCAGACGCTGAAGCTGCGCCAGGCCGACGACCTCGGCACGGCGTGGAAGTGGGTCCAGCAGGCGATGACGGGCCTCGCCGATCTGCGCCTGTACGACCCGTCCACCGGCCAGTACACGGGGGTGGGCGAGAGCGACCCCACGAGCTTCATCCCGGCCGGGATGGTCCGCCAGGCGATGAACGTCGCCGGGGGGAGCCCGGTCCGGGTGCTCACCGACGAGACACTCCGGAACGGGGAGGCGTGGATCAGTGTCGGGGACCGGGTGGAGGGCATCGGCGTCGGGGAGCGCATCCGGGACGCCCTCGCCTCGGAGGGCGTGGAGGTCGTCCGGTACAGGTGGATCTACGGGCCCGCCATCCGCATGCACCCCTTCGAGCCCCACCAGCGCCTCGATGGCCTCGTGTTCGAGTCGTTCGAGGACGACCGCCTCGCCAACACCTACGGGTGGCCTGTCCGCTCGCACTTCCTCCCGGGCGACCACGGGGGCTGCGTCTGCGACGTGGAGCCGATCTTGGGCGCCCCACCCCCGGTCGAGGAGCCGCCCCCGCCGCCGCCCGTGCTCGGCAAGGAGACGGGCAAGGCCGTCCGAGGGTTCGACACGCCCCTGGAGGAGAAGCTCGCTCGCCGCTTCGCCGGGTGGCGCCGCCTCCGCAGCGTCGATCAGGAGCAGCTGGACGAGCTCAACGTGGCGTACAACGCCATTCGTCGCCACCCCAACTTCTCCGTGGCGAGCCCGACGGTGGAGACGGTCGCCAAGACGTTCCGGGGCCAGTTCAAGACGTTGCAGCTGACCAAGACTCGGGCCAAGACGCTCCTCACGACGACGCCCGAGAACCTGAACCCAACCCAGCTGGACGGCATCCTGGGAGACGCCACCCGCCTCGGCCTCGACCCGCAGGACATCGCCGACCAGGGGCTGGTGGTCGTAGCCAAGGTCGGCGACCGGGAGGTCGTAGCGTTCGGCTCCGAGCACCTGTGGGCCGCTCTCGAGCGTGGCGCCGCCGAGGAGTTCTACCCCAAGGTCCTGTACTGGAACGCCAAGATCGACGTGCCGCCGGGCGCTGACCTGGAGCGCCTGTTCCACGCCGACGACCTGACCCGTGTCCGCCAGGCCGCCGCCCGTGAGGCGAAGGCGACCCGTCTCGCCCTCGGCCTGGACGAGCCCACAGGCAAGGCCACGCCGGGCGCCAAGACGTCGGGCCTGGCAGCTCTCCCCCCGGCCGACCGGCCCGCCGCCGCCGCCGAACAGTTCGCCAAGCGCTGGGGCCGGGGTGGCGTCGGGGGCACCAACGTGGACACCAAGGGCGCCTTCACGGGCATGTCGACCCGGGTCGCCAACGACGTCACCGACGAGCTCGACCGGATGATGCGAGCCCACCCCGTGACCGCCGGCAAGCTCCGCTCCGTCCACACCGTCAAGCTCGGGAGCAACACGCACGCCCAGGCCAATCAGGCCACCCGGGAGCTCACGTTCAACAGCCAGTTCTACGGCTACGGCAAGGAGAAGCGTTTCCAGGAGACGTGGGAGGCGTGGAACCACCAGCCGGGCTCGGGGTGGAGCGCCTACGTGGAGGGCGCCGCCGAGCGCAAGATCACCCACGCCCGGTACACGACCACCCACGAGTTCGGCCATCACATCGACTACACCGCCCGAGACAAGCTCGGCGAGGACGCCTGGGATCAGCTCGTGCAGGACACCATCGAGGCCGACTGGCGCCGGGTGCGGGGCACCAAGGGCAAGCTCCGCCGGACCCAGGAGCGGAGCAGGGGCCGGGCGAAGCTGCCGCCGGAGATGGCCGCCCACGTCAAGGAGCATCTGTCCACGTACGCCACGACTAACCTCCGGGAGGTCATGGCTGAGGTCGTCGCCGAGGCGACCCTGTCCCTCAACCCCCGGCCTCTCGCCACCGCCCTGTACAAGCTCCTGTTGAAGCACGCAGAAGGAATCGCATGACGAGTCTCGGCCCGCCGATCTGCATGAGCTGCGCCCGGATGGCCCGGGGACCTAATGCCGCCGTCGGGACGTGCGAGGCGTTCCCGGAGGGCATCCCCGACGACATCTGGCTCGGGGGCTACGACCATCGGCTGCCGTACCCGGGCGACGAGGGCGTCCTGTTCTCGCTGGCCCTCAGCCCCGACGCCGCCGCCGGGCTGGAGGCCTACGACGACTCGGGCCGGGCCGGGTCCGCCCAGATCGGCTACAAGGTCCCTCCCTCCTGACCGACGCCGGGCGTATGCTCCCGGTCATGCCTCCGCAGCTTGCCCCTGCCCCGTTCCCTCTCGTCCGTCAGGCTGGCGCCGCCTGGGAGGTGCACGCAGGCGACGACGTCCTCGCCGTGCGAGACACCTACCCGGAGGCTGTCGCCTTCCTGGCTGACCTGGCCGCCGACGAGGGCGCCCCAACACCGAGCTCTGACGGCCTGTTGCCGGAGACGTGGACGGGCGAGGTGGCCATCGCCTACAACGAGCAGCCCGACCCGGAACGTGACTTCACGAACGTCAAGTGGGGGTGGCGTGACCCGGAGGCGAGCCTGGTCCCGCTCATGTTGCAGACCAGCACCGAGATGGGCCACTTCGGCGCCGAGCTCGCCGGGTTCATCCAGTCGTTCGAGCTGACCGGGACGGGCGAGCCGAACGCCACCGGCCGCTTCTACGACACCGAGGCTGGGCGCACCGCCCGGGGCCTGTTGCTCGGGGGCCGCAAGTTCGGCGTGAGCGTGGACCCGGACAGCGACACGACCGCCGACTACATGTGCATCGAGGAGGACGACGACGGGTTCTGCCAGGCGGCCATGTGGAGCTTCACGTACTACAGCATCGCCGGGCTGACCATGACGCCGTTCCCGGCCTTCGCCCGAGCCAACATCGTTCTGGCCGGGGCCGAGACGGCCGACAGCTCCGCCCCTGAGGACACCGTGGAGGCCGCTCTGGAGGGCCTCGTTGCTGCGAGTGCAGCCCGCCCGGACCGGCGTGCCCGACCGCCCAAGGCGTGGTTCACGATGCCGGAGCCTGAGTTCGGCGACCCGCTCCTCGTGCAACAGGACCTCGCTGGGGAGCGGTGGGGCGTGCCCCTGACCATCACCGAGGAGGGCCACGTCTTCGGCCACCTGGCGCTGTGGGGCGAGTGCCTGCGGGTAGGCCGGGAGGACGTCTGCATCCAGCCGCCCGACAGCGCCCGGGCTTACGCCGAGTTCATGGTCTGCTCGACCCGCACCGCCGAGGGAGAGCTCGTGGCGACGGGCGCCATGGTGGTCGGCTGCCCGCACTACCCCGTCTCGGGCGTGGACCGCTCCCACCCGTCCGTCGTGCGTGACTACTACGCCGAGGCCGGGCTGGGCTGGGCTGACGTGCGAGCGAGCTCTGGGGCGTTCGGCCCGTGGATCACCGGCCGGGTCCGCCCCGACGTGACCCTGGCGCAGCTGTCCGTCTTGCAGAGCGTCCCGCCCTCAGGCGACTGGTCGTTCTCCCCGGAGGACGGGGGCCTGGAGCTGTGCGCCATCCTGTCCGTCAACAAGCCCGGCTACCCGGTCCGCCGTGAGGCCATCGCCGCCGCCGCTCTCCCCGCTGACAGCCTCGCCGACGGCGCCTCCGTCGCAGCGCACCTGGTCGGCCGGACGGTCATGGCGCTGACCGGCGCCAACAGGGTGCGTCCGTGCCCCGAGTGCAACCAGAGGCACGCCGCTGCCCAGACGGCCACCAGCCGGGAGCTCGCCGCTCTCGCACGCATCGAGGCCCTCCTCCGGACCATCGACCGGCGCACCCTCCACTTGAACGGCGCCGCCATGCAGACGGCCCGGGCCCGTCTCTTTCCCCCGACCATCCGTGACTGACCGCTCCGGCATGGTGTACCTTCCCCGCTGACACCGAGCAGGGGGGCGCATAGACGCCCCCCAGCCGAGCGCCGGGCAGCACAGCTCCCGGGACTCCTGCTCCGTTCGCCGTCTCAACCGACCGCTGACGCAAACAGGAGATTCCCATGCAGGTGCTGACCGAGCTTCTGGCCCGTGTGGCCCAGGGCCTCACCGAACTGACCGACGAGGAGCTGGCGCTCCTCCTGGACGAGGTTGTCTCCGAGGCTCTGGCCCTCGCCGAGACGGACGACAGCGACGAGGCGTTGACGCTGGTGCAGCAGGCCGTGGAGGCCCGCACTGCGATCGTCGCCGAGCAGACGCAGCGTGCAGCTGACGCCGACGGCCGGGCGACCCGGGCCGCCGACCTCATCGCCGCCCTCAACGCCGGGCCCGACGACGACCCGGAGCCCGAGCCGGAGCCGGAGCCGGAGGAGCCCGAGGCCGAGGCGGCCGAGGCCACCGAGGCGGAGATCGCCGAGGTCGTCGCAGAAGCCGAGGAGGTCGTGCAGGAGGCCCTGGAGCCTGTTGCGGCGAGCTCTGCCCCTGTGGTGTCCCGTGTGGCAGCCCGCCGCCCGGCCAGCCGGGCCGTCTCCCGTGCGCAGGCCCGCCCGGCCCGCCAGGTCGGCTCCGTCGCAGAGTGGGGCCTCGTGGCCTCCGCCAACGCCCCCGGCACGGTCAACGCCGGAGCGCCTGTCCGCACCGAGGTGGAGCTCGCCGACATGTTCCTGGAGGCTTGGGCCGCCAGCGAGAGCTACCGGGGCCCGTCCACCTACATCAAGCTCGCCCGTGCAGGCCAGCTCGCCTCTCCCCGCACGTTCGGGGCGGCCCGCTTCCTCGACCGGGACGAGACGGGCAACGGCCGCAAGATCAGGGACGTGACCAGCGCCGAGGCCATCACGGCCGCCGGGGGCATCTGCGCCCCGGTCGAGGTGCGCTACGACATCCCGTTCGTCGGCTCGACCGAGCGCCCCGTCAGGGACGCCCTCGTCCGCTTCGGCGCTGACCGTGGTGGTGTCCGCACCATCCCGCCGGCAGTCATGAGCGAGTTCGAGGCTGGCGTGGACCTGTGGACCGAGGCGAACGACGTCAACCCCACCGACCCGACGGTCAAGCCGTGCCTCGTGATGACCTGCCCCGAGGAGGAGGAGACGGTCGTTGACGCCATCACCAAGTGCTTGGAGATCGGCAACTTCCGGGCCCGGTACTTCCCCGAGCAGGTCGCCGAGTGGACCCAGATGCTGTCCGTCTGGCAGGCCCGCTTCGCCGAGCAGAACCTGATCACCCAGATCGCCGCTGGCTCCACCGACATCTCCGTCGGCCAGGTGCTCGGCACGGTCCGGACGATCCTGGCCTCGCTCGCCCGGGAGATCGCCGCCGTGCGGTACCGCTACCGGATGCCTCGGAGCTTCCCCCTGCGCCTCCTGTTCCCGGAGTGGATCTACGAGAACATGAAGGCCGACCTGATCCGGCAGATGCCGGTCGGGACGCTCGAGGAGACGCTGGCCGTCGCCGACAGCACGCTGGATCGGTTCTTCGCCGCCCTCAACATCCGCATCACCCTCATGAAGGAGGGCGAGACGGGCCAGGGCTTCGGAGCGCAGGGCGACGGGACGCTCAACCCGTGGCCGTCCACGGTCATCGGCTACATCTTCCCCGAGGGCACGTGGCTGTTCCTCGACGGGGGCACGCTGGACCTGGGCATCTACCGGGACAGCGGCCTGATCGAGACGAACGATTACCGCATGTTCTCGGAGACGTTCGAGGCCGCCCACTTCCACGGGCAGTTCTCCCACCGCTTCATCTTCGACATCTGCCCGGACGGCTCGGCGTCGGCTCTGATCGACATCGACCCGTGCACGCTGGGTAGCTGACCCAAGGCGAGACGGCCCCGGGGGACCAGAGCTGGAGGGCTCCCCCCCGGGGCCGACCCGTACCCGCCGACCGCCAGGAGGCCTGAGTGGCGCAGTCGCAGACCAACATCACTGCCATCCCCGCCGACCCGCCCCGATACGGCCTGATCCAACAGCTCCTCCGTGACACCCCCGACGAGCTCCGGGACCGCTTCGTGCAGGGCTGGACGTTCCTGCCGGAGGGCTGCGACCCGTCTGGCGCCGAGCCGGTCATCTGCGCCACCTCGACGGCTGAGGTGGACGGTGGAGACGGCCCGGCCGTCATCGCCGGGCAGCCCGTTTGGCTGTGGGCGGAGGACAGCTGCTCCACGTTCGGCTTCATGAGCCGAGACTGGAACGGCCGGGTCCGCCGGGCTCTCGACGCCAAGCAGTCGTACGACCTCGCCCGGGAGCTCTGGGAGGGCGTCGCCAGCCAGATCGGCGGGCTGGGCAACATGTACCTGAGCGCCCCGGACGCCAACATCGTCACGTCAGGCGCCTTCGCTGTGGCCAAGGGCGTCGGCTGCCTGGAGGCCGCCCTCGCCACCGGCCTCGCCGGGCAGCCCGGCCTCATCCACATCACGCCCCAGGCGCTCATGCACCTCGTCACCATGAACGCTGTCCGCTTCGACTCCGGCACGTGGCGCACCCCGCTCGGGACGGCCGTCATCGCCGACGCCGGGTACTCGGGCGCCGGGCCCGGCAACGAGCCCGCCGGGGACACGCAGTGGGCCTACGCCACGCCGATGATCCGGGTGCACCTCGCCGAGGTCATCGTCCGCCCGAGCTCGACCGACGACCGGGAGCAGCTGGCCGCCGCCATGAACATCGGCACGAACCTGATCACCGTGCGGGCTGGGCGTCTCGCACAGCTCGTGTGGGCGTCCGAGTGCGTCCACGCCGCCGCCGAGCTCGACCTGCCGGTGTGCGGCTACGGGACGGGCTCGTGAGCGACGTCTCCGCCAGCGACCTGTCCTCCACCGACCGTGGGGGCGTGCTCGAGAACGACCTCACCATGGACGAGCAGGGTGGGGGCGGAGGGGGCTGCCCGCCGGGGGAGGAGTGTCTGCCCGACGACTTCATTGACCCTGACGACTGCCCGGGCTGCCCTGATGGGGAGGAGTGCCTCCCGTCCAACTTCGTGGAGCCCTGCCCCGAGGGCCAGGAGTGCCTGCCGTCAGACTTCATCGACCCGGACGACTGCCCGGGCTGCGTGGGCGACTACGTGCCTTTCTGTCTCAACGAGAACGCCGACGACGTTGACACGCTGATCCTGGCGCTGACCCCGTTCGCCTACTACCCCATGGACGACGCCTCGGGGCTGATCCAGGACGCCTCGGGCAACGGCAACCACGCCACGGCCGCCCAGGGGACCGCCGCCTACGCCCAGGCGCCGATCACCTCCAAGGTCGGCAACTCGATCCGCTTCGACGGGCAGGGCTTCACGATCCCCAAGCCTCAGGCGACGCTGGGCGGTGGGGCCGCCTGGTCGTTCATCTGGCTCCAGCTCATCACCGTATGGCACGGCACCGGCTCGACAGCCGAGGCGCCCGTCCCCTTCGGCGTATCTCAGTCCTCCAACAGTGACGCCCTCACGCTCATCCTCGCCGGGGGCGACCTGTACGTGATCTTCGCCCAGGATGGCGCTCAGAACTACGCCAGCTACTTCCCCGAGGCCGACCTCGTCGGACGTGTGGCAGTGATCGCCCTCGTGTGCAACGGGGACAACCAGCCGCAGATGTACGTCGATGGCGTCCGCTGGGGTGCCACTCAGACAGCGGGCGCAGGCTCGGGAAACGATCTTCGCATCGGCTCTATGAGCGACGGCTTCTGGGGCCACTCCGATATGCGGATGTCGAACCTCGCCTCGTTCGACCGGGGGCTCACCCACGCCGAGGTTCTGTCCATCACCGAGGCCCTGCACGACGCCGCCTCCCTGGCGGCCTGCCTAGTCCCCTGACCGCCTACCGACCACCCAACGTGACGGCCCGCCCGCCACGTGCCATAGTCCCGAAACCACCAAACACGCCATCAAGGAGTGACCTGTGCCCGAACATTGCTTGCCCCAGGTCCAAGCCATTGCGATGCGGGTGACTGCGCTCGACCTGTCGGGCGTCCCGCTTCCGGGCACGGACACCATGATCGTCAGCAACGCCCTGTCGTCGCTGGCCGTCTCGCCCGTCTACACCGACGGTGACGAGATCGAGGAGAAGGGCGCCAACGGTGGCGTCTGCGTGAACTACCGGAGCGCCGACACCTTCAAGCGCCTCGACCTCACCCTCACCCTGTGCACCCCTGACCCGTACCTGGAGGCCGCCATCTCCGGCGGAGACGTCCTGGAGGCCGGGGGCCTCGTGGGCTTCGCCGCCCCGCCGCTGGGCATCGTGACGGGTGCCGGTGTGAGCATCGAGCTCTGGGCTCTCCGCATCGACAACGGCGCCCTGCTGCCCGTGTTCTCGGGGCAGGCCGTGGAGAACCCCAACTGGTTCGACGGCCCGGGCAACGACTGGCCCGCCACCAGCGACCGGGTGCACCAGTGGATCGAGACTGCGAGCTACCCGACGCCTGTCTGCGGGTACACCGAGCTCGTCGCCAGCTAGACCTGTCCCAGAGCTCCGGCCCGGGCCCAAACGCCTCCCGGGCCGGAGCTCGTGACCGTGGGAGACTGAGACGATGCCGGGCACCTGCGCACCCTGGGCGACCCTCGCCGACGTCTGCTCGCCCTGCGACGACTACGAGTTCGACGCCGGGCTGCTCGGCGACACACTCCAGTGGGCCAGCGACATCCTGTTCAACCTGACCAAGCGCCGCTGGTCCGGGAGCTGTGAGCAGACGGTCCGCCCGTGCACGGGCCTCGACCGCTACCGCTGGGCGCCGACCGGCCAGTACTTCTGCGGTTGTTCCACGTGGAACAGCTGCGGGTGCTCGACTTGGAGCGAGCTGATCCTGCCCGTGTACCCCGTCACCGAGGTCACGGCCATGATCGACGGCGTGGCCGTGGACGCCGCCCGCATGCGGATCGATGACGGCTTCAAGCTCGTGTGGCTGCCCGACGAGACGGACCCGGGCTCCCGGCAGGGGTGGCCGTGCTGCCAGCGGGTAGACGCCCCCCCGACGGAGGAGGGCACGTACGAGCTGACGATCACCTACGGCGAGGAGCCGCCCATCGGGGGCGTCATGAGCGCCGCCATCCTCGGCTGCCAGCTCGCCCTCGGCTGCCAGCCCGAGACGATCGGGGCGTGCCGCCTCCCCAAGCGGGTGACCGCCATCACCCGCCAGGGCGTGACGGTGGCCGCCGTGCTCGACCCTCTGGAGCTGTTCGCCAAGGGCCTGACGGGGCTCCCCGAGGTGGACCTGTGGGTGCAGTCCGAGAACCTGGGGCAGGCGTCCAGGGGGGCGACGATCTTCCAGCCCGGCCAGCGGACCCGACAGTCGTACCGGCGCCCGGGGAGCTTCTGACCGGGAAAGTTTCCGCATCTGGGCAGGTTCGGGGGCGTAGACGGAGCGGCTAATCGCTGTTAGTCTGGACCTGTCGCAAAGAGCTCCCGCCCCCGGCCCGTAACGGAGGCCGAGGCACCACCCGGTCGGTAACGCAGACCGGGAAGGGGGCTCCGAGCGGCCCGACCCCGAGGGGCGGCAGGGACGCCGGATGCAAACTGCCTGCGTGACCCGCCCCGGGGGGCCGGACCCCAACCCAGCACGAGGCCAGGAGGCCCACCATGAGCAAGACCCAGCCCACCCTCACCATCACCGTCCCCGGCCGCTTCCTCATGGCGGAGGCCCCCAAGGGCGCCAAGGTCGTCAAGCCCGGCACCCGCCAGTCCACGGTCGAGTTCACCTCGGCGCAGCTGATCGAGTTCATGGCGAAGGCGGCCCACTTCGCCAACCACAAGAACTTCAGCCCGGTCCCGGCCGACCTGTGGCCGGTCATCGACTCGGCCCGCAACACGGTCAAGGCGCTCGACGCCAACGCCGCTGTGGCGGAGTTCCTCGGCATCCAGGGCCCCGTCGTTCCCCGGACGGCCCCGGCCCCCGAGGTCATCGAGGTCCCCGAGTCGATCACCATCGTGGTCGAGACGCCGGACCCGGCCCCCGAGGTTGGCGACATCGACCCGGTCGCAGTGAAGCGGGCTGCCCGCAACGCCGCAGCCCGTGAGCGCCGTGCAGCCAAGAAGGCGAAGGCGAACGCCTGACCCTCAGGGGGGGAGACCTCGCCGGGTGCGGGAAACGCCCCGGGGCAGGAAGGCTCCCCCCCACCTGGTCCAAGCAGCGCCCCCCGTCCACACCAGGGCCGGGGGGCGCTCTGCGTTCTCGGGGCCGCTAACCCCGGTAACGTCTGGCGCCATGCGCATCGCCTACATCGGCAACTTCACCCGCCCCTGGTGCACCGAGGTCCACGTGGCCGCCGCCCTCACCGAGCTCGGCCACAGCGTGGTCCGTCTCCAGGAGAACCGCACCCAGCTCGACCAGCAGACCAAGGCCCTGCTCCACGGGGGCAACCGGCCGGGCCGCCTCGGGCAGGCGCCCCCGGACCTGTTCATCTGGACTCGCACGTGGGGCGTGCCGCCCGCCCAGGCGAACGGGATGCTGGAACAGCTGCGGGCCGCCGGGGTGCCCATCGTGTCGTTCCACCTGGACCGCTACCTCGGCATCGAGCGTGAGGGGATGGTGGACTCGGAGCCGTTCTTCCGGACGGACCTCCTGTTCACGCCCGACTCGGGCGACTGGGCCGCCCACGGTGTGCGGGCCCACTGGATGCCGCCGGGGGTGGACCGGGCCGAGGCCAACGCCGTGTACCGGCCGAACCCCAAGCGGTGGCCGTGGAAGGTGGTCATGGTCGGGAGCTTCCCGTACCCGCACCCCGACTGGCACCCGGTACGAGCGGAGGTCGTCTCTCATCTGAGAGCCCGTTACGGAGACGCCTTCGCCGTGCTGCCCGCCGATCAGGGGGGCCGACCGATCCGCAACGCCGACCTGGGGGAGCTCTACGCCACCGTGCCGGTGGTGGTGGGCGACAGCTGCTGGGCCGGGATGGCCGACGACCCGGGCGGCTACTGGTCCGACAGGGTGACCGAGACGCTGGGCCGGGGCGGCTACCTCATCCACCCGCACAGCGCCAAGCTCGCCGAGATGTACCCCGACCTCGCCCTCTACAGCCTGGGCAACATGGACGAGCTCGGCACGCTGATTGACGAGGTGCTGGAGCCCCCGAACGACCTGATCGCTGCCGCTGTGGCGAGGGCCCGGGTCCGCAACAGGGAGCTCGTGCTCGGCCGGGACACCTACGCCCACCGCATGGAGGAGCTTCTGGTCACAGCGATGGACGCCGCCCAGATCAGGGAAGCGTCCCGGCCTGTGCCGCCAGCCCCTCCGCCGAGGGCCCTGAGGAGGGCCCCTCGTGTGCCGGAGAGCCCCGAGGTCGCCGCCGCTGCCCAGACGGTCACTGGCACCTACCGGCCCCGCAGGCTGCGTCATACGTTCCGCTGGGCTGAGGGCGTCTCCGACAGCCACGCCGTCAAGGAGGTGTGGGACAACGACGACTACGGGATGGCCGGGCTTCCGCTGGCCGGGGCGACCGTCATCGACGTCGGCGCCAACCTGGGCGCCTTCTCCGTGCTGGCGGCCATGCTCGGCGCCCGAGACGTGCACGCCTACGAGCCTCACCCGGAGACGTTCGCCTGCCTGCTCGAGAACGTGGCGGCCTGCAGGGTGGCGAACAGGATCACGTGCCACAACCACGCCGTGGGGGGCTGGGCCCGGGTGGATGCGCTGGTTGGCTCTGGGGGTGGCGCTCA